AGATCAGCCTCGGTCTCGTGGGCTCGGAGATGTGTATAAGAGACAGCTTTTTAATTTTGTAACCCATGTGTAACCGACTTTTTCAACCTATTGGTTACGCAAAAAACCCTTATTTTATGCGGGTTTCAGAGATATGTAACCGTGTAACCAATGTAACCAAGGTTTTTATATAGGAGAATCACTAGAGTATATGTTTTTTATACACTCTCAAACTTTCTCCTATAGGATGTTTTTTTTCGTGTTACAACGGTTACATGGTTACAAATTACGAAAACGGAACATTTGTTTCGGCATCAGCTGGCAGAAAACCAGTTTCAATAACCTCATTTTCTTGCTCGTTTTCAAGACTTTTTATATCAACAATCTTTACCGCAATAAGCCTCATTACACTTCCACCGTCTCTTTTTAGTACCGTATCTCTTTTTCCTGTGTGCTTGATTAACTCTCGATTAATCGCCCAGGCCGAAAAGGCTTTTCTGGAGAATCCATTGTTCTTCAAAAGGTTTTCAAGAGGTTTCGGATAAAAATATACATATACATCTCCATATTCATCTGGCGTTTCCTTGAATCCCCACTGATCACAGCTAAATTGCGCATCAAAGTGCTGTCCGTACACTGAGAGACTTTCAAGAATGAATTCATAGCATCTCTGACCTTCTGATACATCTTTCTTGCGTGTAGGTATGTCTACAACGTCCTCGACCGTCAGCTCACGTCCATCCTTAAATATGAAATCTGTAGCTAATTTGTCAGCCAGCAGAAGTGTAGATATTGCCATTACCTGCTTTGCTGGAAAGTCATATCCGTCAAAACCTTTCTCAATTTCGGCTTTCATTTCTTTCAGATCATCCGATGTGAACTGTTTGAGATTTCCAACGAACACTCTTCCAGCAAAGCCGTAGTTCTTCACGACAATGCCGTTAATCTCTGCTGGATTCTCGTAAATATCCTCACAACATTCAATTTCAATAATTCTGTTGATAGCTCCGCCGGAATCTGCAAATTCCGAAATAGGGTTCTCACCGTTGCAAATAGTCACATTACTCCATGTATTTTCCTTAGCTGCTCCGAGGTCCTTATTTGAACGTGCTTTTCCTTTGCCAGAACAGAGATTGTAAATCAATGTTTCGTAGTTATCCCGGATATACTGAGAAGCATTCTTCGAGTCGTCCAGAATCATCGGAAAGTTATTGAGCATATCTGCCCTTGTCTCCAATGATGTATCTGTTGAACGAAAATTCCCAACGTAGGCTCCCGGTGCCGGATTCCCCCAAACCGATGCCGCTATATTGATTGTTACCGTCTTTCCGCCTCCTGTCTGCCCATAGAAATCTACGATGAACGGTAGCGCATCAAGCGGCTGTATAAGAACACTCGCAAAAGATGCTGCCAGTGCTATTCGCGGTTCCAATCGTCCGCATGATCGTAGCTGCTTAGCCAGAGTCACCCACTTGAAGTAGTCTCCACTTTCCTGTATACTTTGGAATAGCGTTTTAAAGCGGTATTCACCGTCAAAAACGATTGAAAGGTCGTAAGGGACAAATGTATTACCATGCCACCCCAGTTTGCTTGTAGAGTGCTGTATGTCGATCATATCGGCATTGTACATTTCAACATCCGCCAGATACTTTACGAGAAGCCTTGCATTCTCTGAGTTGACCTGCACCCCGAACCTTGCAAGATTAGTTATTGCCCTGGAAGTCACAATGTCAATTTTTGGAACAGTTATTTCTGTCCAATATCCATCCCTTTTAAAAGCCACCGTGATCTGTTCCTCTCCTGTCTCGATGTTTTTTAGACGACGTATCGGCATGATCGGGTGGTGACATACAAGTTCTCTTGCCTTAGATGTTTCAGAGGAAAATATTCCGTTCTCTGTAGCTATCCAGCTACCACAAGCCATGTTAGGATATTCCTTATCAACAGAATCAGGATAAAAGTTTGTGATGTTTTCAACTAACTGCATAGAACGATTTACTTTTTCTTCTTTTTCCTTTTCCTGTTCTGCTTTCTGAAATTCTTTTATGAACTCTTCTGCTATATGCTTCGCTTTCACACTTTTTGCCCGGTCCATCAGCTTAAACTTGATTTCTGAGCGGTCAATTTTACTTTTTACTGAAAAAAGCTCTTCATACAACTGCTTTTCCATAAAGTCTTGTGCCTGTAAGTTTTCAATATTTTCAAGAATTTTTCTCACCTCCTGACTTAGCTGATAACATTTCGTATCTGCTTTTTTCTTTCTCAAGATTAAACTGGCACATATACCACTCTTCTGAATCAGGAGGGAACGTTTTTAGTGCTGTTTCGTACATAAGTATGTTCTTTTCTACCTGCTCAATCTCATTAGGATCCTGAACAGGGTTGTATCTTTTTGCTTTGATATCTCGCACTTCATGCCTGATCTGGTTACGACTTTTGCCTTTTTTTGAAATATAAGTACCGCCCAGCTCAATAAATGCAGTGCTAAAAGGGATGGATTCGTATTGCATCACGAAATCAAACACATCGCCACCGGTTCCACAGCCGAAACAGTAAAAGGAATCATCGTAGATTTTGCAGGATGCTGACTTTTCCTTATGAAAAGGGCAACATATAAATCCTGCTCTATTCGGCCTTAGTCCGTATCTGGAAAGAATTTCCGACATTTTCACTGACTGTTTGATTTCTTCCTTAGTCATGACAGCAGCTCCACGATCTGCCGCCCGGTTTCTTCTTTTGTACAGAATTTAAATCGGACTCCGTATCTATCTCTGATTGTGCAGAGAGATTTATACAACTGGCAGCCATCAACAGCCTTGTCAGAGATTACAGTCTTTACTCTCTTACCGTTTACCGTCTTCCAGATAACTTTATGTTTTCGTGGATTCTCCCAGAAATATACATCACCAACTGATTTAATATCTGGTCCATGCTCACATAGGATAATCAACTGAATACCTGCTTCACGCGCCCTAATCAGCTCTGCTTTGAACCTTTCATGCTGTTGGCAGACATTTCCACAAAGCTCCTGCAAATCTTTTTTACGGTCAATACAGAGTTTTGCATTATCCAGCGATTGATAATCGCCGCAATACAATTTAGAGCGAAAATACTGCACTCCAAGGCTATCAAACTGACTCTGAATCCGTTCCCATTCTGATTTATGTTCCCTTGTGTCCACTTGTATAACCATTAAAAACACATCCTTTTAATTAAATGGAAGTTCTTCCTGTACACTATCCGGAATACTCATAAAGTCCGTACCTGCCGGACTTGCTCCCATGATAGCTTCTTCCTTCAGATGATCGTCATAGGCCTTTGTGGTACGCTCTTCTGGGATATCTGCATCCTTAATTCCCTCAATACTTCGGAACCATGCAAGCTTGTGACGTTTTACTTCTTTGTTATCGTACCAGTCTTTTTCAAGACGGAAGATTCCACCGATCAGCTTTCCTTTAAACTGCTGCCCGAAGTTATCGCCCCACTTAACGGCAAATCCCGGATTTGATTTTTCTACGCATGTGATAAATGTTTTAAGGTTACGGACACCATAATCTACACCCTCATCAATAACCATGTAATTAGTACCTGCATTCGGATATTTCTTGTCTGGACGGATATCGTTCTCAAACTGTTTCATGAAATAGCCGGCCTGTTCGTCTCCTTCTGCGAAATCAAACAAGATAACGAGCATATCGAGTCCACCCTGTGTTTTTTTCTCTGATATCTGCTTAATTACCATCTTATGACCACCAAGTTTAATTGGTTCAAATTCTCCTGCTGCCTGTGTAGTATCATACGCTGTTGGTTTATTCATCTTTATTCTCTCCTTTTCCTAATTCGTAGTAATCTCTAATAACCTTGTCAACTTCTGCAAGGTCGTTATCAATAGTTAAGCTGTCAAACATCCCGATCGGGGACTTGCTTACTGCTCCCTGACTGGACTGGGTGACAAATAAATGTTTTCCACTCTCTTCGATGCAGCGAAGAACGATAGTAAACATGCCCTCGATGCAAACTTTTTCGTCCAGAAGCTTACCAATTGTCTTAGGTTTTACTTCCCCTGAATCATCTTTTTCTTCATGCATCATAAGGTAAACAATTTTATTCTGCGGTACTTTTGTTACAATGAACTGAATAAGATTCCAGAAGTAGTCTCCGATATCATTGTACAGAGCGAACACTGCATTACCTTTTCCAGCAGAAGCGTGCCCCTTCATGAAATGATTCGTGATAAGATATCCTGCATCATCAATTACGATAGACTCTGCTTTTGATGCGATCAGGCACTTCATTACCTGCTGATAATCATCTGTAAACCATCCGTCAATTTTTCCTTTAAACGGAAGCGGTTTATTCAATACTCTAATAAGATTCCAGTGTTCATTCTGGCAGTTTCTAAGACTGGTGCTCTTGCCAGAACCAGATTTTCCAATAATTAATACCGGTGTTGCCATTGCTATTCCTCCTTGTCATAAACCACATGTTTACTACCCTCAATAATCAGCAAACTTGCGATATCCTTCATAGATAAAGTTGATTCGTTATAGATTTCGACCAGTGCGTTGTATGCGTCTGATGAAACCCTTACAACCTGATTGTCTTTTCCAGTTACCAGTTGCTTCTTCCTTGCCGGAATACGGATTTCAAATTCACTCATTAGCGTCCTCCTCTTCTGATAAAGCGAATAACGCATCTAAGCGTTCGCCCATATTCATTTCTGAGCCAAAATAAACTAAATCATTGTATTTCTCTTCATTTTCCAATGTTATCTTCATGCCAATTATTTCTATTATTGTTTTGCTGATTTTGGGGCTGATATCACATATTACTGGCACTTCCTCAAAATCTTCATCTTCTCTACAATTTTCAGGACAAATTGAAAGCTCGATTTTTATTCCATTGTAAACATTACTAACTGTAAAATTCTTTCTTGAAGAAAATTCATTATAGGCTTTCATAGCTGAATCTTCTGCTTCTAAAAGCATTCTGACAATCTTTCTCTTATCCATTGATATTTTCCTCCTTATATGATTTCTGAGCCGTTAAAAGCCCATTTAAGGCCTGTACGTAGCTCGCTAATGTTCTTGCCTTGTATGATTCTTCAATGGGGTTATCTGGGACTATGGCAAGCTGTATGTCGATTAGTCTCAGAACCTCATTAATTCTCTCGTCCATGTTCACACCGCCTTGAAAAAGCAGTACAGATTATCCGAAGTGTCCCCGAACTTCTCTCCGTCGATATCTTCAGCCTTGTGGTATTCCACATGGTCCAGAGACATATCACAGTTCTCGTAATCCAGAACGTAATCCCCTCTGGATTGAAGCTCTCTGAGCAGTTCATTAATACATCCTGCTATCTCCAGACTGGGAAGAAGCTTCATGATTGCTATCTGCTTACTCATTTGGACACTTCCCATCTATCAGAAGTTCTAACAAGAAAGCTTTGATTATTCTGAGACTTTCGCGGCTTGCATTCTCATAAAATGGGTTGAAAGATACGTTTTGGTACAAATCCCACTTGAACACGTCTTTTGGAAGGCAAGCATCTTCTTTTCTTTTAAGCCCACATACTCTCATGCCATAAATTGAATAACTGAATTCGACACTTACTGCCGGAACTTCGTTCACAACTCTTTTACAGAGTTCGTAAATTTCATCAATCTCTTTCTCGAACATTTTCTTATCCTCCTTATTTCCTACTGCCAGTCTGCTTTCATCTGGCGCACCGCCCATGCTGCCGAGATACCGAAAAAAATATTCAACCAGATAGGCACATCCACATATTTCCCGGCAAGCATACAAACAGCAATTAGCATATACTCTTTCATTTTATTTCATTTCTCCTGCAATCCACGCAAGGTTACTCGCCACCAGTGCAGCGGCTGTCACAATCCATGCAGTGAACCATCTTTTTGACTTTTTCTTACTTTCTTCGACAATTTCAGTCGCAAGTGCTACTTCGATGCCAGCCCATGTTGGCTGGCTTCCGTTTTTAATTTCGCTCATATCTAGCTAATTTCTCCTTATTTTTTCTTATTTGTCTTTACAATTAGCAGATAGAGAACTATAATGTATCTATCCACTAAGGTGTTTTAGTGGTGCAAAGCTCCGGGGCGGAGGCCCAATCTCCCTCCGGGGCACTCACTTATTAAGAGCAGCCTTGCCTTTCCAGACATGACCAGTTACTTCATAGACTTTCCTAGGGCTTATGATATATGTGATTCGTCCACCGGAAAGGTTTTTTGCTGGCTTGTTATTCTGCACAGCTACGCCGATTGGCAACCATCCGTACACAATCCCTGCCCGGATTGCTGTAATAGGGAGTCCGATCAATTGGCTCGCGTCGGCTACGGTCATATTCTCTGATGAGAAATCTGGCATCTGCGGGATACCCGATATGATCCTTGCAACCTCTGCGGCAAATTGATGAATTTCCGCATTTTCTTTGATGTAAGTATCAACTTCGCTCATTTCATGCTCCTTTCATATTTGTTTTTATGATTTTTTTTTACCTTTGATTTCTTCTTTCTCTTTTGAGTTTTGAATGGAGATTTCTTTCCGGTAAAATGTGTAAAATTATTTGCTCCCATTATTTATCACCTATTGTATTTCCTTTCCCCTCTACCTATAATGCATTTACAGGCACCGACATGCCGAGTATAAAGAAAGGGGAATTATATGATTGAAACAATTACACGACTGTATCATTGTCACAAGATTCACAAGCATGTGAACGTTTGTGAAGAGTATGAGGTTTCTGGTAACAGTCGCCGCCTACTGCGGTGCTCATGTCCATATCATCAATACACGGAAATGAAGCCGCACTGTGATGGGTATAATGATCATGGTTTTCAATGTGGTTATGCAAAAAATCAATAACCAGACTCACTAACTCATCTGGTCGCTCACTTGGCGATAGATAACAGTAAAGCCGAAGGTCACATTTGCAACAGTCTCCACCAGATTCTTTGCAGTGTTGACTGACGGCTTTATTAAATTGTAATGCGTCCATTTATTCTCCTTTCTGCTCTGGAATTTTCGGTTCAAGAAACTTGTCAGTCCCAACAGATAACGCCCCGCAAATTAATTCGTATTCATCGAAATCTAATCTGCGATTTCCATTGAGAGAAAGATTGAGTTTCTGAACAGGAATGCCAGTTTTATTGGCGACAAATGTCTGTGTTATGCCGTTGTTCTCAAGGTATGACTTAATTTTTTTACCAACGCACATTCTCATTTCTCCTTTCTGTTTGAATTTCGTTCTCATCGAACAATTACAGTATAACTTCGAACTATCCGAATGTCAAGAAGAAATTTCGAGAAAATCGAAATTATTTTATTGACAGTTCGAAATTTCTATATTATTATTAATCATGAAAGGAGGAACCGATAATGACATTTGGCGAGAAAATCAAGCAAGCCAGAACGGCAAAGAAGCTGACTCAGAAGCAACTTGCAGAAAAAATCAATGCAAAGCATAATTCAATTAGCGACTGGGAAAAAGATAAGTGTAAACCAGATATGGACACCATTGAGCTTCTATGTGGCGTTTTGGAAGTAACACCGACATACCTCATGGGTTCTAAAAGCGATGACGATTATGCAATCATAATTGGAAATCTTATGTCAGAACCTGACATCTTAGATTTTATCGAGGAATACAAAGCACTCGATAAAGAAGATAAGAAAGCAATAAAACAAATAGTTTCATCACTAAACAAAAAGAGCAAGGGTTAATCCCCTTGCTTCTTTGATTTTAGATATTTGATAAGAATTGTATAGACAAATTTTAACTTGCCCTCATTTTCAGTATTCTCTATCATCTCAATAATTTCCTTCTTATAATCCATAAATAACCCTCCCTGTCGCAACTACCACTTACACTACAGTATATGTCCGGCTTGTGGGAAATAGAACCGAACATTAGTTCGTTTTTGCTATTATACCACCTATTCCGATTCTTGGCAACTGCCAATGATATACATGAACTTTCGTTATTTCATACATAAACTTTACAATCTCAAAGAAAATTATGCTTTTGCAGAGGAAAAATGCGAGATCGCAAACTTTTCCACTACTATCGTCTGTATGCGGACACTTCTGGACAGAATGCTCCTGATATACCATATACGAATGAACTATCTGCATATCTTTCTGATTATTATTGGAAATTATCTTTTGTGGGGTATGTACAAGACTAAATACCTTATAGATCAGCAAGAGAAGTACAAAGCACTTAAAACATTTCTTTTTCATCTAAATCACTCTATTTCGTTCTAAATCTTTACAATATGCTCTTAAAATGATAAAATAAAAATACCACGAATAACCGTACTTTACGTAACATTGCAAAATCAGCGGTACAAAACACATAATCCGCATAAAAAGTGCGAAGCGTGGTGAAAACATATCAGGAGGGTGTTTATCATGAATGAAAAGAAAAAATATTGTAAGCGCTGCGGAGAACTTATTGACGACGACTGTGTAGTATGTCCTAAGTGTGGAAAACAAGTAGAGCAGTTGGCTTCTAACAACAGAGACATCATCATTAATAATTCTGCATCTTCCTCTGCATCCTCAGCGGCGAGTTCAGGTACACCGTATATAAAACGGAAAATGCCATGGTATTTAAGTTGGTTTTGGATTTTAATATTGGGTGCTTGTTCTGGTGGAATTTATTGGATTGTAGGAATTGTAATGAGAGTAAATTGGAAATCACATAATTAAATAAAAAACCGCCCTGGCATTGGCGTACCGGGACGGCATTTATACATCTCCGAAGAAATGTAATATTCTGGCAAAACATATTGTATCATCTTCGGAGCAGTCGAACAAGACAGAAAATTTGTTCGGCTGTTATTTTTATACCTAAAAACAGCTACATAAAGAAAAGAGGAATAAAAATGGCGAAGAAAAGAAAGAAATATCCAAAGTTGCCGAATAACTTCGGTTCTATCCGGTATCTTGGTAAGAACCGGAGAAACTGCTTCGCAGTGCATCCACCAGCTACACTGGGCGATAATGGTAAACTAAAACGTCCGCCAGCAATCTGTTATGTGGATGACTGGATAAAAGGCTTCACCGTCCTGACAGCTTACAAAGCCGGCACGTATCAACCCGGCATGGAGCGGACTCTTGAGGTATCCCCTACAACGGACATAGATACTCTTATAAGTCGCTTGATTGCTGACTACAATACAATTAAGGGCGTAGAGGATAAGCACCCGGAAATCAAGAAATTGACGTTCTCAGAGGTATATAAACAGTTTTATGCGTGGAAGTTCCCAGAAGGGACAAAACTGTCACGCAGTTCAAAGGAAGCGTATCGGACAGCTTATACAAACTGCACCGTTCTGCACAATCGCATATTCGAAGATTTAAAGGCTCCTGATATGCAAAAGGTTATTGATGATTGTAAGCTGAAAAAGCAAAGCCAGATGGCTATTTTGACTCTGTTCAAGCAGATGTACAAATATGCAGTCTACTCAGAAATCGTAACGGAAAACAAGGCGTTATATGTCCATGTCAATGCTGATAATGACACCGAACATGGAACGCCATTTTCTGATCAGGAGATGCAGGTACTGTGGAATAATACCGACGATCCAGAAGTACAGCTCATTCTTATCATGTGTTACTCTGGTTGGCGAATCGGCGAAGTGCTAAAACTTACAACCAACCTAGAAGAGAAGTACTTTCAAGGTGGAATCAAAACAAAAGCCGGTAAAAACAGAATTGTTCCGATACATTCTGCTATATACCGTTTTGTCGAACAGAAAGTACTGACACAAGATGGTAAACTATGCGTATATACTCAGCAACACCACAGAAAAGCATTGTTCTATCCTACACTGGAACGTTTGGGAATAGTCGGCAATCCGAAACACACGCCGCACGACTGCCGACACACCTTTTCTGCTTTATGCGAAAAATACGGTGTCCGGGAGAATGACCGAAAGCGAATGCTAGGCCACTCCTTTGGTGGAGACGTCACGAACGCAGTGTACGGCCACAGGACGTTAGAAGAACTTCGGACAGAAATAGAAAAGATAAAAGTTCCATTTGTGACTAACTGTGACTAACGGAACCTATTTTAATCTTTCTAAAACAACCGAAATATCATTATCGAAATGCCGGAAACCCTATCAAAATCAACGTTTTCAGCGATTTTACAAGGATTTCCCACATTTCATTTTCATTATTCTAATTTTATTGTTTGTGACCAGCAAATAGGAATTGAGAATTTGCGCAAATGCCTGTAAATACAGCGTTTTTGGAACTATTATATTAGGAAATAATATTTTTATTTGTGACTAACGTGTGACTAACGATAACAGTCTAAAACTTCCGAAGTGATACTAAATATGTTTATAAATAAAATTCCCGGGGAATTAACCCCGGGATATTTTTATATGGCAATCAAATCTTTCCATGTGGCGGGTCCGCAAATACCATCCACTTCCAGAACTTCTTTCCTGGATTCCTGATAAGCTTTCAGAGCGCAAATCGTGTTCGTATCTGCTGTCCATGTAAGTTTCAGAGCTTTGCCGCCTTTTCCTTTAAAACCTCTGGCTCTTAAGATTTCCTGTAAGAGGAGCACAGATGTGTTTTTATCTCCTGCTTTTACTGTTTCTGGATTAAACATATATTTCTCTCCTGTCTGTGCAGTATTAGATGATGTATTCTCAGGTTTTACGGGTGCGGATGCATCGGATACAATACTATAATCTGGTGTACAGAACTTAGTTCCGGGCATCTGGCTGTTAAGATAACTCTTTGCGCAGACACCGCCGCCATTTGCAATAATTCCAGATGCACCAGAAGTATTTCCCTCGATGGTATAGAACCTGTCTCCGATTACAGCCGTTACGATGCCGGTATGGGTGAAAGTTCCATTATGATAAAAAATTACAATATCACCGATCTTTGGATTAGCGTTCCTTGTAAACAGATTACCAAGTGTTGGGCAGTAAACATAGGGCCAGTGCTTCAACAGTTTTTTTGCTTTTTCCTGTCCGAATGCTTCCATAAAACACCAACTCACGAATGCTGCGCACCAAGGCTGTCCTTGATATGATGGCTTAATGTCTCGCCAGTACTTCGTATAGTTGTTCGAGCCGGCGTTTGCAGTCTTACTGTCGAGCTGACTATTGCTCTTCTTTTCAAGGTATCCAATCTCATTTTTTGCAGTGAGAATCACTTTTTCAATAGCTTTATCCATTGCAGAAACCTCCTCTTTGTAATCCTTATAGAATACATCCATGTCAACGTTACCACTAATGCCGGATACTTTTCCTCTACTGGAATACTGCCAGCCTACACCAACAGATGGACGCAATCTTTCCTGTACAGAGCCATTATCACTAGCCGGATAACGAGCAATCCAGCAATCGTACTTTTTCAGGGTATCTGACAGAACGTTATTGTACCAATCAAGATTGCAGTAGATACCGACCTTATAACCGGCTTTTTTGATTCTGGTCAGAAATGCTACTGCAATGTTCTCAATCGCCTGTTTTCCAAGGTTTCTCTGTTGACTCCATTCAAGGTCGTAGAAGATTGGAAAGTCCATTCCGCGTCCGCCAAGAACAGAAATTACGCTCTCAGCTTCATCAATTGCCTGTGCCGGTGTCAGAGCGTAACTGTATTTATATCCGCCGACAAGGATTCCATTTGACTTGCATCCTTTGTAGTTATGCTCAAAAGAGGAATCGGTTCCAGATTTTTGATGGATTCTCAATATTGCAAACTTAATTTCAGAATTCGATACTTTCGCCCAGTCTGGCTTACTCTGATAAGATGATACGTCAATTCCTTTAATTTCCATATTTTCTCCCTTGCACGTATTTTATTTCACTATTCCTGGTTTTGATTCTGTTACTGTCCCGTCCTCATTCAATACATAGCCATCCTTTTGAAGTCTTTCAATTACCTTCTTATTCCACAGCTCAGGAACATCTGTCCATTTTTTCAGCCCATTGATTACTCGTTCTTCGAAAAATTTAACCATTATTCTTACCTCCGATTATTGCAACTAATGTAGCAAGTTCGTCAAGTGCCGAATCATGCGTTGATACAAGTTCAGCTAGACCGTCAATACCATCACCATTAATTAGAATTTTACGATTAGATTCCGCATTAAGCATTTGCATCACCAAGTCAAGTTTTTCAGACATTTCATTCAGTCTGTTTGAAACTCTATTAATTGCTTTATAAATATTTGCAATTTCCTTTTTATCCATATGCACCTCCTGTTCTTAGCCATTCAGCTATAAATAATTCATTAATTTACTAGGATTTTAGAAACATAAGCAAGGGGCGAGGCTCCTTTCTTGACTGGCATCGGCGATGTTCGTATTCCCTGCCGCATTCACAACACAGAAGGACTCATTGGCACTGCGGCAAGGCGAACGCTCCCACCAAATCCCAGACACATAAGAATTGCTAGCTCGTGGGCTTTTATACCTGTTTGCGGTCGCATTCTTAAAGTATTGATACTGTGTTCCTTCACCTCCAAAAGAATATGGAATGTTACCAAAAATTTCGATTTCAGATAGTAAGAACGCATAATCGTTTGAAGTCTTGATTGTACTACTCTGACCTCCCACAGATGTCAGCTTTTTAACCTGTTTCATCATGCTTTGGACATAAGCAGGTAAACATTTCTTGTACACATTATTACACCATGTACGTCTTTCACAACCTTCCCAACCGCCGCTATTCATATCTGAGCTATTCATATAACCACATTCATGAGATGCATCGAGAGAATTGTTATATTCTGTCGTAGTGTCTAAATACAGCAGGCGTTCCGTCTGAATTGTAATAGCGGCTTTGACCTTGCCATTGATAGCAGTTACCAAGTCGTCATGTTCAATTCCGATGATCACATAAGCATAATCATTTGCTTTGTGTGACTCACTCACGCCTGTTGCATCCATAGCATTGTGATGGATGGTTCTCTTGTCGCCAACCGCCCAATATTCGCCAATATTGATTTTACCTGCGTAGTGCGCTTTAATCATCCTTGCTATTTCAGCATCCGTTCCGTCAGCGAATGTGACAATCTTCAATTCCCCTGGTTCACCGAGAAGTCTGTTTCCTGTATCGTAGTTGTATACGCCATCAGTGTTGTATGGGAACAGCACGAAGTAATATTGTTTGTCGCTTGTTAACCCTGTGACTGTATAGCCTGTGGTTTTGTATTTATCTCGAACCGTATTATCAACCACAAGCGTTCCGTCATCTGGATTTGCAGGATAGCCCGTTTCTTTCATTACAAGTTTTGTGCCAGCCCATGTAGAAAATGTTGAGCCACTGATTACCGTGTTTTCAGGGTCTTGCCATTTAATTGTGACAGATGTGTTTGCATTTTCAATTGTTGGGTTGTTTACGGGTTTAGGGGTAACGGTCACGCCTCCGCCTTTTGCGTGGAGTGTTCCGTCTTCGTCTATGAATGTTGTCTTACCGTCGGGCTTAACCTTGCCAAGAGTTTCAGTTGTAGCAATCGGGACAGTCGCATCACTTCCCCTGTCTCCTTTTGGCCCTTTTATGTTGACTGTTTCGGGATTGGTGATTCCATCTGTGTTGCTCCAGCTTATATTTCCATCGGTGTCCACACTTGGGACGAATGTAGTGCCCTTGTCTCCTTTAGGCCCGGCATCCCCAGCCTCTCCCTTTTCTCCTCGCGGCCCAGTATCTCCTTTTGCGCCCGTATCGCCTTGCGGTCCGGTAATATTTACTGTCTGGGGGTTTTCAAGTCCCCCGTCATTACTCCAACTTATATTCCCTTTGCTGTCTACAACAGGAGTGAATGTGATTCCTCGCGCACCAGTATCTCCTTGCTCGCCTTTTGGACCAACTGGGCCTTGCTCGCCTTGCGGCCCGGTATCGCCTTTTAGACCTTGTGCCCCCTGCTCTCCTTTTTTTCCAGGGTCTCCTTTTACGCCTTGCGGTCCCGGGTCACCCTTTGGGCCTTGTGGACCAATTGGTCCCTGCGGTCCTTGTGGCCCTTGAATCTTGCCGGCATTGTTCCAATTTGTGCCGTCAAAAACCCACATTTCTCCATTTATTAAATACGCGTCGTTCTTCTCTGCGCTCAAGGGGAGGTCTGACTCAGATTCTTTTGTACCAAGGATATTAAGAGATGTTCCATCATTTCCTTGTTCACCCTTTTCTCCTTGCGGGCCTTGTGGACCAACTGGTCCAACATCTCCTTTATCACCTTTTGGACCCGGCACTCCTTGAGGCCCTATAATATTTCCAACATTTTCACTATCACCATCTGAAAATGCTATTGTCAAATTTCCATCTACGTCGATACTGACCGCTGTGATAGAGACACCCCTCAGCGATTCTTTCTGCTCAGGTGTCAGCGATTCAAATGCTACGGTACCATCCGCACCCTTTTCTCCCGGATCACCTTTATCTCCTTTTTCACCCCTTGGACCCTGCGGGCCAGCAGGACCCTCTGCGCCTTTCTCTCCTTTATCTCCTTTTTCGCCTTTTGGACCCTGCGGGCCAACAAATTCTCCGGCATTGACCATCTCTGAAATATCCTCAATGGAACACAATCGTCTTACATCATTAGCCGCAAATGCAATGTATAAGGCTTTGCCAGATGGAACAGAAGGGTCATTGCCAAGAATCGCAACGGGCTCTCCAGGACGAATTTTCGATGTATCAAAATCAGCGTACATACCGCGCCGGAATTGTATTGTATATGTATTGGCCATATTAGACTTACCTCCTTATGAAAGGAAATTATTTTTTATGTAATCCTTTACGGAATCAAGATTTTTCTGTACATTGTCATCCATTACAAGGAAATTACCTTTATTATTCTGACTGATGATACTTCCTGTGCTTTCGTCTACTTCTGAATAGGTGTAAGCAATGCGACTTCCTTCTCCAGTGCTGAGATTCATAAAACTTGTAAGAATTTTTTTCATGATATTTCCTCCATTTCGTCAATAATTTTTTTTCTGTTATTAAGAAGCTCTTTTTCGTAATCGGGTTCTGATATTTCAAGGCTTTTACTGTAGTCTGGCTCTGGCATGTCTGTGTCTATTGCCCTATCGTAAGCTGTTTCACTTGCATCAGCAAAACGCATGTGTTCATAGTCAGCTTGACGCGCTTTGACTTCAAATGCAAATTTAAGCCCCGGAGTACCTTTTACAGTGAAATATGTCTGTTCTTTTTGGTCTACCCAACAATCTCCATCTCCTTCCTTTTGCAAGAACACATAATATTCAATCCTTACATTAGTAGATTCTTGGAATATGTCATCTATGTCTATCAGACATGTGCCGTCTTCTGATATGGATGCTTCTCCGATGTCTCCAAACATGGGGGATGCCATTTCGTAGCAATAAAACGCCTGTGTACCATAGTTTTTTGTTGGAAAAATCCTCTTCTTTGTCCCTCGGACACTTAAATCCGCAAGGTCTGTCCCCGTTCCGATGCTATAGAAATGACCACTGGCTTCTACGTGCGTGCCTGCTTTAACTTTTTTTGATGCCGAAATACTGTCCGCAGAAACACTGCCAGCAGAAACACTGGTATTAACCGAGACCGAACTTGCATGTACGGTTCCTGTATAAAGATTGATTCCTCTAATACGCGTTCCATACAATGTCCCGTACCCCGGTACATATATTCCTGTATTCGTCTCTGAATAGATCTCTCCAGTTGAAGCATCTAGTATTACTTCTCCATACGTGCCACTTGCTGAAAGCTTTTTAATTCCAACTTTCCATCCTGCTAATTCGCCTGTGTTAATATAATCGGCATTCATGTACACATTGCCATTTGATAGATACAGGCCTTTATTGCTGCTGTTATCGCTTAGCACATTAATAATCTCTTGCTTGGACATTTTTCCTATGTCGAGATCACTGAGCGCTTTATCTGTATAGCTGTTTGCACTTGATAGCGCTGTCGAAGCTTTGTCTTCCGCAACGCTATATATTGTATCACCATTTGTTAATACAAATGTATCAGGTCTGAGCGTAACATTTCCGTAGTTATCAATCGCAAATGTTGATGTTCCAGAACTGTTTGTAACATTAATGTTTTTCAAGCTAATTAAATCAGCTGAAATCTGGCCGGACTTAATATAGGAAGCATTTATATACAGATGTCCGTTCTGCATATAAATTCCCTCTTGCTTACCGTTATCCGTTAAAGCGTTAAAAACTCTTTCAAAATTGACAATTTTTTCAGCGTCCAGTTCCTGCCAAGTGCCATCAGTCCCAGAAAACATATATACCCGGCTCGTAGAAAAGTTCATGAAAATCGAGCCGTCATGTTTTTTATATTCTTCACTTTTCCACTCAGATGCCGGATAGTTCTGCAATGTTGGTACATACGTGCCATAATAGTTCGGGATAGTCACATTATTTTGAACTGCCCCATCCACAACATCCTTGGCGATCTGTTCAATAGTTCTACTTTTTAGCGTAAAGTTTTCGGCCTCTAATGTGACAGCACCTGTGTCGGCATCTATTTTTAATGTCGTATTCCCGTTATTATCTTTTGCTGTAAAACCTCTTGTGTTAATCCATTCTGATTGGATGCCAATAGCATAAAGAATATTCAGAACAGCATCTCCATTACTGTCAAACCCGGCTTTCCATGTCTGACCCCCATCTACTGACAAAAAGAATCCATCGACACCTGTCTTATAAATTACTTTAGAATCAGCAAGTGTAGGCTTATCATGCCGGTACGTAATTACGGAACCATCTTCTTGTACTTCCTCTGTATAGAAAAAACCCAGCGTGTTCGCTGCAAGTTCATTCATCTGTTTGAGCTTTACGTCATAGGCAGATAGTTTCTTCTCTATATCTTTTTTTGACTGTTCTACGGCCGCTTGCTGACCACCAACAAACTCACTTACATCTTCTTCGGCACTCTTTGCGCTGCAACCCCATGATGTTGAACCACCGAACACAAATTCTACATTAGTTACAAATGATCTAAAAACACGATTCTTTGTGTCAATAAATTCGACTGGATCGCCGAAAGTGGCGTATCCGTTGGCGATTCCGTCGCATGAGAAAGGACGCATTCGCAAACCGATTAATTGATTTCCAATAGCTTCGACTCCTGCCTGTGCATTTCCTGACAATAGCTGATTATCAATAGTGATTACATAGCCGTCCTGACCCGACATATATTCGGCCTCATCTTCTACGTATTTGACGCCTGTTACAATAACATCGTCTACGTCATATTGTAGATTCTGAATTGAAAATAACGCGTGATAGTCGTTATTGCTTAACGTACCACCATCAATCACGGTCCCTGTTGTCCATGGATTAAGCGTACCGCCATCCAGATCATCACCATTTGTCCAGTTCTTTACTGTTCCACCATCGTAAATAGTCGTATTGGTAAATGTCTTATCAAACGTAATAATCCTGAGTAAGTCATTTTCGTCGATTCTTGCATTTCCACCGGCTATCCCGGCACACATTCCGATTATTGTACGGTATGTCGCATTAGATGGCACTTTCTGAATCTGAAAATCCGCATTTGGAAACACTGCATCTCCAAGAGTGATTCCACATTGCTGACAGCATTCCGAGAGCAGTTCCTTGACCGTACAAGGAAAAGACAGATTAGAATCATATGCCTTATCAGCGTTATGCATTTTATCTAAGAGAGAAAGACTTATTTCGCTTGCTGTTGCGGGCTTTTTCGATACAATGTAAGTACCTCTCTTTATGGTTTCTATCCTGTCGGATAACTGCACATTGAGAAAGATAACAAACCTTGCAGCGTTAAAATTATATCCGTCAAAGCGCCCGTCATCATTTACCAATGATAAACTTGCCGTTTTTGCGATTGCCACACCCACCGGAAAGTCCCCGGAGTCCGCTGAATCTACAAGACTATTTCCAGACAGGTAAAAGTCTTTTTTACCTAGCTTAAGAGTTGCGCCATTTGACAATGTAACATTTGCTGTCACGTAATAATTTCTGTTTGTAAGAGATTCTTTCTTCAACTGAGTAGATACATTTATCAAATCGGCTCAATCCTCCTCACATTAATAGACAAATCTGTCCACTTTTCTTCCCCGTCTTTCAGAGTTTGCGCAGCCATGTTAAAATTTGATGCGTAGAATGTTCTGTCTATCCATCTTCCCGGAATAGTTGGGTCTTTATGGTGGAATGTGAATTGGCTTTTGTTAAGTACAGTATTTAGTATGGTTGCTATTTCAGCCCATGTAAGCTCGCCCCATTGCATGTCATACCCGCCAATTGTTCCCATTGGTGTATTGTGCATAATCAAATCCTGACTTCTTTTAGAGTCTTCCGTAGAAGTGGTTGCGAACACCGGTTTGTAACTATCCGGTGCTCTTATAACAACGTTGTCTATTTTAAATTGTTCCTGCGGCATATTCTTCTCCTTACGCTAACTCAAATGGGTTCTTCCCATTCCGGTTTCTTCTCATTTCAGCTTCACTGATAATAATATCTAACAGTTTTCTGCCAGATGCATTAACTGTAACATTGTAGGTATTTCCGTCTCCCTGTCCCTTTCCTGATTCTTCCCGGACGATCTGACGTAACAGACTTTCCGGCGCTTCCAGGTTATTGCCTTTCTTCTGGTCACCTAATACCGCAAGGAATTCTGACCTTGGTGGAATAACTGCACCACTGGCCAGATATGGGATAGTTCCGATACGTGGAAATGTTGCATGAAATCCAATAGTCTTTGAACCAAACGGTGTTGGAACAGTCCAGGGTCCAAAGGAAAATGCAGATTCAATTCCACCAATTGCATTATTAATCATTCCAACTGCATTATTAACAATGCTGATTGCTTGATTGATCGGAGCTTTAATAAAATCCACAATGCCTTCAAACGCAGATCTGACTGCATCTCTGGCGGCATTAAACTTATTAGTGATAGCATTTTTTATCGCTTCTACTTTATTAGATACGAACGTAGCTACGTTTTCCCATGTTTTTGATGTCTTGTTCTTTACGCTGTCCCATACGCCTACAACTTTAGTTTTAATTGCATTAAATACTGTGCTGGCTGTGGATTTAAGAGAGTTCCAAAGACCAGAAAGGGTCTTTTTAATTGCGTTCCAGATTGTTGAAGTCAATGCTTTAATCGCATTCCAAGCAGTGCTGATGATGCTCTTTATTATGCTCAACGCGCCTTTTGTTACGGTTTTAATTATCTCCCACGCACCTGACACAACATCTTTGATAAAACTCCATGCTCCATCCGCAATCTCTTTTATTCCCTGCCAAGCCAGTTCCCAGTCTCCTGTGAAAACGCCGACAAGAAAATCAATGATTCCGCTCAGTGTATCTGCTACATCACCAATTATTTTAATTAATGATTTCATAACTTTTATTGCTACGGTGCCTACAACGTTAATTATTTCTGCCACGACCGGAAGCAAATTCGCGATTATCCAGTTAATCAAAGGCACTAATACCGACTCCCACAGAAGTTTCAGAGAATCAATGAGTTTTCCGAGGAATGTTTCTATCTTTAAAATCGCATCCCCTAATGGTCCCTCTAATAGCCCTTTGAACTGTTCTGCCAGTCCTTGCAAAACTGGAAGAATATAAGTGTTGTATCCGGTCATCAGAGTCTCAAATATGCTTGATAGTCCATTTGCTATAGAATCAAAGAACGGTTTTACATGCTCATCATATAGTCTGGATATCGCGTCACTAAGGTTTTGAACAACTGTTAAGACCCCACTTGTTACAGTTTCTATTACTCCGAGGCTACCCTCGATTGCTGACTTCAAAATGTCTTTGTTGTCGATAAAAGGCTGTGCAATCATGTTCAGGATATCTCTACCAAGTTTTGCAGCCGTTTCCGTAAGAACCATTCCGATTTCAGCAAAGATTCCGATTAAATCTGCTGTGATTTGTTGCGCAGTTTCTCCGCCGAAAGCTGAGAAAACATCAGCGAAAGCAACTGCAAGATTTCCACCTATTTGTGCAATTTCAGAGCCGATATTGAACATATCTATCAGATAGTTCTTTATTCTTTGCGTGTTCTGCTTTAAAAACTTTTCGATTCCGCCTATAATGTTTTGCGCAATTGTTAATCCGATTCTGGCAAATGAGCCGGCAACTTGTCCAATTGCATATGCGAATGAATCGAAAAAATTATTTGCTGCTTTAGCAACTTCTGAATCAGTGAAGATATCCTTTAAAGATTTCCATATGGAATCGAGATCCTTTTTTATTCCGTCAAGAATTGGTTCGTAATCTCCTAATCCATCCCAGAATCCTTTTGCGATTAACTTAGCCAACTGTTTAAATCTGTCGATTATCTTTTCTAGCGGTTTTGACATTTTATCAAGAACTGTCTCACCCTCTGCCAATTTTCCATAATCAACATTTTGTACAGCATCTTTCATCTGATCTGCAAGTCCGCCGGTTGCGCCCGGTACTTTTGACGATGAATCTGTGCTTTTATCCGTTGAGTAATTATTTATTTCGTCAAGAGGACTAAGATATCCTTTTGCCGCCTTAGTAGCTTTCTTAGTTGCATCTGCTGTATCATTTGTCGCATCTGCCAGCTTTTCGGCATTGTTGGCAGCATCTCCATATTGGTCTGCCGTATCAGCTATTGCATCTGTCCCGGCAAGGCCTGCACCACTTGTGCCTGTCTGGCCAGATGATTTCTTTCCGGTGATTAACTCCGTAAATGACTTGAAAGCATTTGCCAGAGTTGCTAACTTACCGAGCAAGATATTAATAACTCTCAAAACGGGAGTGAAGAGATTGATTAATCCCTGTCCGACTGTTGCCTTGAGAGATTGCAACTGTAACTGCATCACTCTGACCTGGTTCGCCCATGAGTCAGATGTTCGAATGAAATCACCAGATGCGGCAGACAACTGTTTCTGTACAAAAGCCAAGCGGAGAGCCACTTTCTCCTGTTCGGTCATGGCAGATGTGGTTTTCCCATATCCATTTGCCAGCGCATACTGGTCAAGTGCATTTTGCGTAAGGACAACGCCTAAATCTTTCAATGTTTCCGTCTCACCCGTAAATACAGACTTTAGTTTCGTATACGCCTCGTCCTGACTGATGTTATAGAATGATGCTACATCACCAGTCAGCTGCGTTAGAGCCGTTGACATGTCGTAAGCCTGTGCTTCGGAGAATCCGAACGACTTAGACATTGCTCCGAACGTTCCAACATACCTTTTTGCCATTGTCTCTGACAGTCCGGCAGAGGTCATGGCATTCTTTGCAAATTCATTGACCTTATCAGACATGGTTGTAAATGTAACATCAACCACGTTCTGGACTTCTGTCAGATTAGAACCAAGTTCTACGCACTCTTTCCCAAACTGGGCCAGTTTCCCAATTGCGAATGCTCCGCCAATCAGTATGCCTATTTTTTTTACTACGCTGCCAAGTCCGTTAAAAGACTGCCTGATTGCTGATACGCCGTTTTGCACACCTGATGTGTCCATCCTAGTATCAATAATGACTGAGCCATCAGCAGCCATGTGTCCACCTCCTAACTATTTGAGGTTCAACATCTCATTCAGCTTATCTTTATAAGCTTGCTCCTCGTCGCTGAGACGTGTTTTTATGTCAATTATGTTTTTATTCTCTTGATAGAATTTCTTTTCCCATTTATCGAACTTTTCGCCCTTTGCTTTTTTTGACCGGATTCCAACTACGGTGTTGAACAGGCACTCGCCAGATTCCATAAAGTATCCAAAAAACGTCCACCAGTGCATATAAGGTACTGATCTGATTTCTTTACCAGCAACCTTGTTTACAGCCGGCACGATCATATCTCCATCCTGTTCCCAGTCCATCAAGCGGGGTTTAGGCTTATTCGGACTATCGTTAACTTGACCACAGTCAATAAACTCGCAAGCTTTCTGACAAGCTTCTGCAAGATATTCCGGGGGCATGCTTTGCCAGTCCTCAAACAGAATCTGTAACATAACAACAGCTTTCGCCTGTTCGTCCAAATCTGGGTCATCCATGGCGACCAGAATATCAATAATTGCTCGAAAATCCGTCCTGATAGAAAAATCCACCCCACTGATATTTAGTGAGGTGGGTAACTCATAGGCGGTCATTTTGTATACTTCTCCGTGTACTTATTGACCACTTCCTGCATTTTTTTCTTTCTCTTTTCAATTTCCGGAGTAAGTGCTTCATTGATTTTGTCCAGAACGATATAGGCAAACACCTGACCATTTCCAAAAACAGTTGTTGCGGTAATTGGTTCTTTGAATAAATCCTTAGATGCTTCGTATCCGAGCATATAATTGATTTTGTCCTCGATCTGCTTATTAATCTCCGCCATCTCTTTGCCGGAAGAGACATTTTTAACAGATTCCTGAGCCTGTTCAAAGAAAGTTTCCAATTCTTCCGCTCTTGCTGCAATGTTGATGTCGGTAGGATTCAGTTTGAATGAAGAGAACACTTCACCCTGCTTGTTCGTGAATGTGAAAAGAAGAAATCCATCATCAATGTTTGTATTAATTGTTTTTGCCATTTTCTATGCCCTCCTAAAAAAAAAAATTATTCGCTGTCAGCTGTAAATGTGCCGGAACTGATATCAAATTTTCCTTTTACTCGTTCGCCGGTATAATTGACGGTAAACGGAATCTGATAGCCAGATGTATCACCGCCGTAGGAGGTTGGCACAACGTAGCAGTCCTGCTGATATGCTTCATACTTGCCTGCTGTGGCTTCTGTCCAAAGGTGAACCTCAACTGCTTTTGTTTTGAGGTTATCGTCTTTGAGACGTCCATCTACAATCTTCTGTAATGCTCCGAACAAGTCAGATGTGGTATCCGCATAGAACGGATCAGCATCAGAAGATACCTCATAGCCATTATGCTTAAATGTGGATTCTCCAAGAATGTTTTTAGATGTTTCGGTATCTGGATTGAGTTCAACGTTATACTCTTCCAAATCTTTTCCAAGACGCTCATATTTCGGCGTCAGCCCTCCGCAGAGGGAACCTGCGTCAATGTAATGAGCCATATATTTACGGTCAATCTTGCCTGTAACTGCCATAGAAATGTCCTTTCTGCCTATAACTTTTAAAAGGCTGTGTAGGTTAGCGACTATCTCCAACTGATAGCCGGTTGTTACTCGCTATATTGCTTCATAAGTGTTTTCGTAGCGTACCGATAATGGCAATAACCAGTCCTGTACGCCACTCTCCTGCGGTTCTAAACCATAGGAGTTGTCACGGGTTATACGTTTTATCACTCGCCCCTGTGAAAGCTCTGGAAAAGCAGATAAGCGTGTCTCAGCGCCGTTTATGACAACTGGTTCCCGGCATATCCATTTACCGAGATTATCCAAAAATTTCTGAACAGATAATTTCTGCCGTTCCTTGTCGGATGCTGTTCGGTACACTACATAAAATGGGTACTGACAAATTTGGTGCATTATTCCGCAAACATCTTCTTTTTCTGAATAGATCAAAGCTCCGTTGTCTGCCGAGAAAGCGATTCCGGAATCTTTGCCGAGTTCCTCAAATTTGATTGTTTCATTTTCGTATAGTCCCGGATACTGGTTCAGAAGTGCTTTCATGGCATCTGTCAAAATCTCATATCCGGTTGCATCTTTGCCAATTGGCTTATCTGCCATGTCTGCCACCTCCTGCCTGTGCTTTTACTTTACGAATCCATGTGCTTCCGTATTGTCGTTTAGCGGCATCAAACCAATGGGCTTGTGCCCGTGGGTGCGCTTGTTTGGTGTATTCAAGATTTTCCTTAGCTGCTGTCTGTCCGGAGAACTGACTAACAAGGACTTTCTTCGCATACTGCCGAGCGTAAGGGCTTCCAGTCAGCTCGTCCACCATCGTTTTTCCCATATAAAGAAATCTGCCATAAGGTTCTGCCGCCGCACAAACAAAGCCTGTGCCTTGCATAGAGGAGCTTCTTGCCCTTGTCTTATCGATAAAATCTCCTGAAATCATTGGCATAAATGGCACCATGCTGTCCATGACCATTCCATCAAGGAGATACTGAGCTTCTTGATACTGTCTGGAGAATCTGTCCATATTCAGTTTAATTTTCATATCTCCATCAACTACGGAGAATCCTTTGAAATGATGAATCTTACTCATATTACTTACCTAGAATTTCAAAGTGCGGAATCAGTGTATATGGACCGCCTACACTGGTAATCTTGAACACGTTATCCTTATTCTCATTCATGTATTGATAGAATCCATTCCGATAATCACTGTCAATTACCGTTCCGCCAGTCCACTCACCTTCCCAAAAAAACGACTCGTCCGAGAATGTGATAGTGTCTTCCAGAGCGTTGTTAATCTGCCTTTTCCACTCCTTAGGCGGTACATATGGGAGAATCTTGACATCCTTGTCAATAATGGTTATATCGCCATTCTGGACAGCATAGCGCACGTGTAACTGTGCGTTGTCTGTTGCGTCTGGCCCGTACTTCTTAAGGATTGCCCCCTTGTCCGTAATGAGGTCAACGCCGGATAAAACATGAGGATACCAGTACGCATCTCCAGTCGTGGCTGATTCGTAATAATCAAAAATCGTCACCGTTTTTTCGTACATGATACCCTCTCCTTAATCATTTATTTTTCAGCTTATCCACGTCAATCTTGGACGTTCGTTTCCACAATTCCGTAATTTTCTCCCATCCAAACATAGAAATAAACGCCACAATAAACCCAGCCATGATAGCTGCTAAAATCATATACCACAAGATTGTCATATGGATATACTGCATATATGCTACAAAAGCGGCTACAGTAATTCCGATAGACAGCACAAGCACCAAGGCATCTGTCGGAATTTTCGACAGGAACCCAACATTTTTAATCACCTGTGTAATCACAGATACACAAAACGCCAGAATCCCGATCACTGCCAGAATCAAAGTCATATTTGCGAATAATGCTTCCATTACTCTTTCACCTCCTCATAAGTTTTTTCAAAAATATCCGGCTTGCACGGATAAAGCTCTCCGTTTACACCCTGGATAACATAGTCTCCAACAGAAACATGATGTGTTCCCTCTAATGTTTCGATATACAGCTCACACGGAGGTAAATCACAAGTTTCTGCGCCGTAATACATAATGCCTTTTTTATAAGCTTCTTGCGCCCAAAATGGAACGTAAAACAAGCTGTTCCGGTCTTTCAGATCACCATCATACTTAAATGCTTCAATGATAACAGGCTTTTTTCTAAACTTCATATTCACACTCCTGCATACAAAACTGGTATTCCATCATCCGTCCTTACTCCCATCAGAAGCGGTAAAGCTGTCTTAAGAAGTAAATCATTTGTTTTCTGCACATCTCCAGCAACACTGTATACTGCACTCCATTCCTTTGCACTTGCTCCGATCTGCTGAGGAGTTGCGTAGGAAATGGATTCACTGCCAGAGGATACAGACGTTACAACGCCTGTAGTGCTACCGCCGGACCCGATTGCGGTTGACGTACCGCTCACAGCGGCATTGGTAGCATTCTTCTCAGCAAGCTCAATCTGATACATTAATTCAGCCAGTGAACAGACCGCCTTTTTGATACGCTTCTGTGAGCGTTCGTTTGTTGGCAGTCCGTCCACCAGTCTGTCAAACGTCATTGTGTCCACAAAATCACTGGCTCTTTCTGCCAGTCGTGAGAAGTCGGTTTCTGGCACAACATTGCCGAATGATTCTATATAGAATTTATAATCTGCATAAGCCATGCCAGTTACCTCCTACATTTATGGTTTCGCTGTTACAGTCGCGTGTCCAGCATTCAGTGCTTTATATGTGCTGTCACATTCAACCACTGTGATTACCTGCCCTGCTGTTGCTGTAATGTCGGATTCACCATCCCATGCGCTCCAGTTCTCCACATTCTGTCCGTAGTCTACGGCAGTCTCAGAAGATGCAACTTTGTATTTATATGCATTCCCTGCGTTTGCTTTTGCCGGAGTAATGGTTACTTTTGTATCTCCACTCTTACTTCCTGCTGCGGAGTTTACAGTGAGGGTTCCCAGTGTCTGAGTTGTGTCGATAGTTCCGACAGCAACAGCGTCAATATATTCTGCAAAGAGGGTAAGCCCCATGATTGCGAATGATTCAGACACTGCTGTGTGGTAATTGCCCTGTGTATGGAATCCGATCAGATTTGTTTCACCGGATACAGTATATACAAGACCCGCTTTTGCGAAATCAGATTCGTTCGGGTCAACATAGTACAGAACGATATTTTCAGCAGGTGTAGCGATTACTGTTCCTCTCGGAATTTCACTGTCAGACAGTAAGAAAATCGTATTGAATCCCAGGAAGTCTTTCACATACTGGAAGCCGAACTGGTTCTGAATAGAAATCCCAGCTGCTCCAATATACTCGTACACGTCCAGAATATTTACAAACCCAACAACGCCAGTTACATTTCTATGCATTTGTTTGAATTTGTTTTCTACACGACCTTTAGCCATTGCCAGAGCCATCTGGAAAGTGGTTTCCGTGAATGAGAGAGTACCTGTTTTCAGATAGTTGTAAAATCTTTCAGTAACATTAGTCTGAAGCTGGAAGAGGAATTCATCATCGGTCATCTGAACAGCGTTCTCGTAACCGTGATCTTTGATTGCTTCGATAGATACAGCCTTTGCGTATTTCTCGATAGTCATTTCTGCATAGGGTTTTTCTTTTACAACGAATTTGCTGTAAGGGATTTCCTCACCTTCACCAACATTTCCGTTCTGTAATGTACCCTCTGCATATTTTGATTTAAGAACCGCTCCGGGCGTCTTTTTGATTGGACGCATGATACCAAGTATTTCACGTAAGTGTTCCCAGTTTCTTTCGAATCTGGTAACAAAATCAATCTCACGTGCTTTTACCTGAATATCATTTGTCATAATAAGATTAGCTTTTGCTGCCATATAAAATCCTTTCTACCCATAATTAATTATTAAGGCATTGGGTTAGCGGCTATACTCTGGTGTATAGTCGGTGTAAAAAATCACTGGAATAACTGGATATTCTGAGCAATTGCAGCCTGTCTCTCGGACGGGTCTTTGATCGCTTCGATATCTTTTTTAGTCATGCTTCCCGGTGTCTGCTGCTGTCCAACGTGAGTGGTAAATCTTGCCTGATTCTGCTGAGCCTGCTGCTGAGATTCATCCACAAAAGCAGATGCGTCAGACTGCTTCATCTGCTCGATCAGATCGTTCAGGCCAAGGATTTTACCGTCTTTCAGTTTAAGACCTGCTTCTTTGATGTCTGCCATGACTGATTTCTTTGCCGCTTCGCTGGAAAACTTAACGTCATCGAGTGCCGCTTTCAGAGCATCCGAGAAATCACGGTCGTAGATTTTTGCATTGAATTCTTTCTCTGCATCTGCCGCTTTCTGTTTCCAAGTCTCTAACTCGCTTTTAATATTTGCCGGGTCGATACCGTCAAAACTTTTTAAGGTTTCTTCTGCTGTCTCAGCACGTACTTTCCAGTCATCACGTTCTCCCTCGACTTTTGACAGAGTTTTTGCAACTTCCTTTGCATTCTTGTAATTCTCAGAGAGTGCTTTCTTTACATCTGCCTGTTTATCCTCCGGGATTTCAATTCCAAATGATTTTAAAGTGTCAATAAGTTTCTGCATAACATCCTCCTGGTCGTGTTTATTGACCTGCCGCCGCAGGTAAATGGATTAAGCCAGTTAGACCACTGGCAAGGTAATCGGAAAGGCAGGAATCGAACCTGCGACCTCACATTTACAGTGCGATCTACCACTGAGCTACATTCCATGCCGCCTATAACGGCCAACCCTCTAAAAAGAAACTGGGGTGAATTTCACTTCTTTCGCTATAGCGTAAATCCACCTGAGACATAGACCACCTGTATACAAACAGCTTAACTCTAAGCGGATTAAAGCGGAGCGCCCGGAATCGAACCGGAGACCAGAGTGCGACTCTGTCAGTTTTCCACTAGCGTACATTCCACATAACCCGGATTCCCGGGTTAGCAAGGTGTTTAACGTGTCATGCCTGCCACGAGTTGTTTCGGATATTTATTTCTTTTTTAAAAGAAAAGTATGAATAACAAAAACCTTAATCAAGGAGGTGAGCCATCTTGCGTGCCAGATGGCAAATACGCACGACAGGATTCGAACCTGTTCAACTTTCCGTTAAAGCGTGCGTACCAGCTACTAAATTAAAGAAAGGAGGATTAAAACGAAAATGTCAAAAACAACCGTTTTACTTGTGCTTCCTGCTGCACAATTACATTATAACAGATTTCTTTTAACTACCTCTCTACCACTTTTGTGTTTTTAGAGCATATCACGGAGTTTTTCTACGTATCTCTTGACAAGATCACGTTCTTCCCGGCACTCTGCATCCTTGGACATATCGCTCATTTCTGTAGTGAGTTCGTCCAGATGTTCTTCCAGAGCGGCAAGCATCTTCCTCTTACAGTCCTCGGATTTGCCGGAACGATAGCTCTGTTTCTGCGTCATGTAATCATCATAAGCATCCCGTCCGTCAGAACGGCTGTAATGGCCTCTGACGTAATGTTCACCACGTCTGGCATAAGAACTACCCCGGTCGTAGTCTGGCATCATTCTGCCGTCATTTGCGCTGTATCTTCCCATGCTATCGCGTTTTCTTCCGCGTTCGCTGTAATCGTCATTGTATCCGCCACGCATCTCATCAAGGACAGTGTTGTAGTACTCTACTTTCTTATCCCAGTACTGAGTGTTCTTGATATCTTTGTACATATCAATCAGCTTGTATGTCATTTCCAGATTTCCGGTGGTCAGTCCATTGTCAGCGATTTTGGACAGTTCGTCTTCAATTCTTGCACATAAGTCTTTAATATCTCTCATAGCTGCACCTCCTACGCTTCTCTAGTCACAACAATGTTTGCGTTCGCAACAGAAATTGCCTGATTGCTTGTGTTCTCTACTGCGATATTAACGCAACATCCGCGAGGTACGTCAATATAGATACCAGAGGACACATTGTTATACTGATCTACTGCTGCCGGTGTGGAGATCATCTGGGAAGATAATACAGGTTCACCAGAGATTGCAATAGCCAGAGAAACAGCTCCGACAGTACCGCCTGTTGGAATTGCGATATTACCAGAAAAATCCACAAAGAATCTTGCTTTACACTGATTTGTCAGTCCTCTCAGCGTAATAATTCCGCTTCCCTCTCTGTGCTGAATGCAGTTAGAACCTTTAACTGCTGTGTTTGAAAATACTACATTTCCATTTGCTGCTACAGTCTGAGCAGCTACATTTGTAAATTCTGCCATAATTTTTACCCCTTTCATATCACAAAAGGACAGGTTTCAGCCTGCCCCTCTGTGTAATACGGCATAAGCCGACATTCGAATCAATCGAAAGATACTCTCGATATGAAGTTATCAGCAATTACATCCAGTGTTGCATCCGCATCCGTAAAATGTGTTCGGATTAGGAACCTGATATGCCGGAATCGGTGCCGGATTAATCGCATTAATGAGCTGCTGTGTCTGAGAAGCCATTGCAGTTGTGAGAAGTGCGCTCTGGCGATCCTGAGAAGCAGCACGTCTGAGGTCATTGTTTTCAGCCTGAAGAGAAGAAATCTTTTCATTGCAAAGATAATCAAGAATGGCTCTTGTCCCAGCGTTCTGGCTGTCAATAATGTCTCTTGTGTTGCTGTTCATGGTGTTCTGCAATGCACAGGTGTTCTGTGCCATATTGTAGTTTACACCCTGGATAGCTTCTCTGGTTTCACAGCAACAGTTCGCAAGCTGTGCCTGGAGCGCGTTTGTATTCTGCATATTCGCTACAGTGTCAGCATTGATTGCCTGCTGAATTCCGAAACCAGTCTGCATGATGTTGGTGTTGATGCCGTTAAAACCGGTAAGCATACCGTTGTTCATGGCATAGAATCCATCACAGAGACCGTTGTTGATTCCGTCAAGTTTGCTAATTACTGCGGAGTTATCGAATCCTCTCTGAATGTCTGCCTGAGTAGCTGCTGTGGCTGCATATCCGCCGCCGTTACCGTTATTGCCCCATCCGTTGTTTCCCCATCCGAAGAAAGCAAAAATGAATAAGACAATAATCCACCAGCTGCCATCTCCGCCAAACATGCCGTCATTATTTCTACCGTTTCCAGTAGCAGCGGCAATATCTGCTAAACTATAATTTCCATCCATAGTTATAATCTCCTTTTTGTGTATTTACATCAATCTGGCCAGATTGTAATGTACTATTTCGTTCCTTTCAACATGTGCTGAAACTGTCCTGCCATCTGCTGAACCTGATTAAGCTGTTGCTGAGAAATTCGTCCAGACTGTAACATTTTCTCAACTTCTGCTTTCGGGTCTCCCTTAAAATTTTGCTTAAACTGCATAAACTGCTGTATCATCTGCATTGGCCCGTTTCCCTGCGGCATCCCACCGCCGAGAGCATTGAATAATGGATTACTCATCTGCATTTCCTCCCTTGCCTGCTGATTCCTGCACGGCATTAGCTCTAACAGGTTCAGAAAAAGAATTTAATCGGTTTATGATAGCTTCGTATTTGCCCTTTAAATCGTCATATTCCTGTCTGGTGACATATTTACTGTCCATGTTCGGAACAGGCTGTTTAGGTGGCATCTGAGTGCCTACCTCGTGATACTCAAACGTCCGTAATGGCTGTGGCATACCAGAAACGTCTGTAGATTTTATGTAGAACTTTTCGCTCTCTGAATCCATCAGCAAAACACTTGTCCCGGGGGCTACCAGATAGGATTTTGCGCCGACTTCGCCGGATACCCACAGGATACTATTGTTATTCTGTTGGGGTTGCTGCACTGGTTGAGTTGGCATCTGGACAGGCTGTTGCTGAAATTGATTCATCTGCCCCGGAACGCCAAAACTATATTGATAAGGATTGTTGTATAATGCCATCTTATGCACCACCTTTCTGGTTATATTTTTGCATAGATATATCATTCTAAAAAGTTCAAAAAAGTATCGAAAAAGTATTGACATACCACCAAATTGGTGGTATTATATAATCATCAAAGGAACGGAGGAAATAGAAATGAAGAAATACAACTTATCAAAAATCATGAAAAGAGCATGGGAACTGGTTAAAAAGTCAGCATTAACTATATCCTCCGGTCTTAAGAAAGCATGGGAGGAAGCGAAAACAATGGAACAAAAATTAGTTGAACTCGTCGGAAGTCCAAAGCAGATTGCATGGGCTGAAGATATAAGAAAAAACATGATTTCATATTTATCTGCTCTCGTTAGAAAATACGAAGCTGAAGACAGACCTGCTCGCGCAGAAAAAAGAGCTAAAGACATGGAGATTCTTAGCAACATCAAAGAAGCTTCATGGTTTATCGAAAATCGCAGTTATGCCGTATATTCTACAAATTATGATTCAAACGATTTAAGCGAATTAATGGCGAACCGAAATGAAATGAATTTATATGAGCGTATACATAAATATGTCAAAGAACATTGATAGAAAGGGGGACGAAATGTATGTATAAATATAATCAATCTGAATTTGAATCCATGATGGATGAATTAATGCATGATTTCAAGAAAGGCTGTGGAAAATCTGAAGCCGAACTTGATGTAGCTTACAAAATCTTAAATCCCTCTCCTGTCGGTGGGTTTGTCGACAGCCTCGTTAAAATGGATAAAGATTATAGCACGAATCTATGGGAGATCAAGCGAAAACAGATCAAAAGTTTTATACCTGAATGCGACGGATACCAGTTAGACGATATCGTGGCCTATTGCCGTGCGAAATTCTTTAAAGAAGAAGTCGATCGTATCATATATGATAATTCTATCGCTGAAGAATGTGATGTTTGTGTATATGCGGACGGTACTATATTAAGTCCGGAATGGCCATATTTATGTGCAAAAGTATATGTGAGTATTAAATGGATTGACGAAAATAAAACCACTTACACCCGTATTTTCCCATCCGCGGTAGGATTCATGTCTTACAAAACAAAAGGATCTATGGAAGATGATCTGAAGCAAAAAGAAAATATGTCCACCATGGAAATGCGTGAACACTTAAAGATATCCCGAGCAGAATTCTCAAGGAGGTACAACATACCGGTTAGAACGCTCGAAAACTGGGAATCCGGAAAAAGCAAATGTCCGGATTATGTGAGACAGTTGTTAGAGCGAGCTGTCTTGGAAGATTGCGAAGTGAAATAGGAGGCGTGTAAAATGATTAAGAGAGTAAAACTTGAAACCATTTACAAAATGGCTAAAGAAGATAACGAGAAAATAAAAGAACGTAAACTTTTCCCGGACGGATGGGATGAAAAAGTCTACGATTATTATAACAAATTGTCGAAAGAATCTTCCGACGTTGAAATGTTCATGGAATTTCTGGGCGGTGAAGATTCGCCGCTAGAAATGGCGTACGCATACAGGAGAAACATGTATATCATGCTGTACACAATGAATGCAACAGATACGATAGCATTTGTGGATGGCGAATATGATATATTCTACATCGTATCAAAAGACGGCGACGATTATAACAGCTGGGAGTGGTGTTTCACAAACAATATTGACCCGATCAAATACAGGGGTGACGACGGAGACGAACCGGTCCCGGAATGGCTCATAAAAAAATACGAAGAACAGATAAGGGAGAAAAAAGAAAACAGAGCTGAGCGGATATGACGGAAAAATAAGATGCAGTAGGATAAAATTCAACTTTCAAATCACTTTTATATGTGGTATAATAGAGTAGAGTTTAGTAGTCCCATATTGGAATGTAAAAAGTATTATAAAATTTTACATTATTTAAAGTAGAACCATATTGGAATGTAAAAATAAGGAGGATTACATCAAGCTCACAACTGTTTTAAAAAGACGCAAAATAAGCCCCTGAGAGATAATCCCAGGGGGCTTTATTGTCGTCTTAACACACTTTAATTATTTTATTGTTCACCCTCCGGCTTAATCGTTTCGCCGTGGATATGCTCACATTCATCTGTTCAGCACAGTATTCGAGAGCTGTC